TAGAGCCCGCCATCGGAGAGTACCCATCGGAAGTTCTGGTCGATGACGAGGTCCCCCGAGCCGGACGGGTCGATCGGCGCGGTGGTGTAGGGATACTCGACACGGGCCACGCGGTCCGGGTACTGGCTCAGGCGGATCCGTTGCTTGGTGATCCGCACGAAGCACTCCGGCGGCCAGCCCGACTCGGGCGGATCCTGGAACCGATCCCGGATGTAGTCCTCGCTCTTCGGCTCGATGAACTCCCCGCGGCCGGTCCAGAGCCCGTCCACCAACATTCCGATGGTGGAGACGAGGTCGTACTCGTCCTTGACGATGGTGCAGGTGGTGCCCGCAGGGAGCACTTCTGGGGCCGCATCGAGCGTGACGGCGGCTGTCCCGGATGTATGGGCCGTGACCCGCATGGAGTATTCCGCGCCAGTCGGAATGATCTTCCGGCCCACGAGAGAAGGCGTGACGGTCGCGGACAGGGTGCCGGCGACGGACTCGCCTGCGGTCGCAACGGTGATGGTCAGGTTGGTGATCGGCGCGACCGTGAGAAAGACTCCGGGCGGCACCACTTCCACCCACCAGAACGGATGAGTGTTGTGGATGAAATGAAACGCCCGCACGACGGCCCGCCGGACTGCATCATCCCAGTCCGAACTGCCGTCGGTCTCCTCGTCGCCCCGCTCGAGCACATCGGCGACGATGTCCTCGAAGGTGTCGTAATTCCCCACCGCGCCCCTCCCCTGGGAAGAGGGCGCCCGACTCGCCCTGGATCAGCTACTAGACGCGGTAGCCGTTCGTGTCGTAGTTGCCCGGCCCGCCCTTCGCCGTCAGGGTCGCCTTGCCGGACCCCTTGATGCCGCTGATCTTCTCGCCCTTCCCGAGGCTGGCGAACTCGGCCAGGGCCTTGCCCGGCTCGCTGCTGTCACCGTTGGCGTTGGCGCTCCCGTCCGCGCTCAGGCTCTCCGGCTCGCCCTTCGGGGCGAACTCCGACGGGATCGGCTGCGTATCCTCTGCTCCCCTCTGATGGCCCATTGGTCGATTCCCCCCTTCTCTGTTGTGGGATGGTCCTGCCTACCTCGAGGCGATGGCCTCGAAGTCACTCTCCGTGCGGGCCTTGCTCGAGATGAACCGCCGGACGTGGTCCTGGATGATCGGCTGATCCTGCCGCGAGGCCAGCACCCGGAACTCCTTCGCGCCGTCCTCGGTGCGCTGGAGGTGGAACCACCGGATGTGGTCGATGTGCTCGCAGAAGGCGAAGGGCTTGCCCGCGTAGTCCGGGCCGGAGTCCGGAGCCATGATCCGCTCGGGGATCAGCCGACCGAGGGTATCGTGGCTCGAGAAGTCGTAGTTCTGGATCCCATCCTGTATTGGCCGGCGGGTCTCCTCGTAGGTCGGCTTCTCGTCCACGTCGAAGCCGGTCTGCACCTTCTCGACGTGGACCTGGCCGGGCAGCGCAACCGACCGGGACCGGTTGTTGCCCATGTACACCACGCGGCACCGGACCATCGGGATCTCGGGCCGGAGTGTGTTGTCGCCGAGCTCGACCTCGGCACTCTGCATCTTGGCCTTACCGGGAGCTACGGGCATGGTGACGGCTCCTCTCTTCTGTGGGCTCCTGCGCCGTGGGCGTCAGGGCTTCCGCATCGGCCTGCATCCGGGCCAGCGCGAAAATGATGATGGCGGCTTGTCCCGGCAGGTGGAACACCGGGGAGCCGAGGCTGTTCACGAGGGCGGTCGCCACCACGGCGATCCACGCTCGCTCGAGGGGGGCCCGCCCCCAGGCGTACCAGGGTCCGGGGATCATCGCCGCCGGCGCGGCCTTCCAGACCCGGAAGGCGGCGAGGCCGGCCTGCGCGGCCCAGAGGGCACCGAGGATGAGCCCGATGAGCCCGAGCTCGAAGAGCAGCTGGTAGGGCTCGTTGTGGGCCTGGAGCGTCACCAGGAGGGTCTTCCCGGCCTGGGGCGCGTAGTTGACCCGGTCCCAGTCCTCGGCCCATTGGCGCCATTGACCGATCCCCTGCCCCAGGATCGGCCACTTCAGGATCTCTGGGACGGCCAGCTTCCAGACCTCGGTCCGGCCGCTCAGGCGGAACTCGTGGAGGATCAGGGTCCCGAGGACCCCGACCGCGCCGGCGGAGGCGATGCCGTAGCGGATCCGGCGGCTGAAGAGCGGCCAGGCCATGACCAGCACTCCGGAGGTCGCTGCGATGACCGGACCCGCCGAGATGGTCTTGAGGATCAAGAGGTAGACCAGCGCGGCTGCGGGGATCCCGGCCACCGACCAGACCACCGGCAGCATGAGAGCCATGAAGCTCCCCCAGTAGTTCGGGTGGGTCAGGAACCCCATGGGCTTGCCCACGTGCTCGGCCACCACCATCGTCATCCAGGGGTAGATCCCGAAGGCGTTCACGAGGCCGAGGAGGCCCTCCCAGCCGGCGCCGATGCAGAAGCCGACCGCGACCATGCGGGAGACCTTGTCCGAGGCGTCCCGGGCCACCACGTAGAGCAGGCTGACCATGGCGACCAGGAGCAGGACCTTCAGGCTGCGCTCCGGGAACCCGTGGTAGGCGGCCCGGAGGACCGACCAGCCGATCAGGGCGGCGAAGGGGATGGACACCCGCGAGACCAGGGCGACGATGGTCGAGACGCCGGCCAGCATCAGCCACATGATCGGAACCGCCCGCTCCGGCATGGGCCACCCGAAGGCGGGGAAGGGCGCGGCGATCGCCACGGCCAGGAACACCCAGACCCAGGCGATGCGCTGGGTGGGGATCGGAGACGCCAGCCTATCGAGGAACCGGATCATAGGTCCTTCGCTTTCCGTGATACGAGGTGGCCCCCGAGAGAAACGACCAGGCCCTCGAGAGGAACGATAGGGCCCCCTGCCAGAGACGTTCGGCCCCGAAGGCGAAACGCAGGGCCGCGCTCGGCTCGAAGGCCAGGAGCCAGACCCCCTTGCTCTGGTCGAAGGGCCGGAGGTTGACCGCGACGAACTCCCGGTAGCCGTACTTCAGGCCGGCCCGCCACTCCCGCCGGTTGCCCTCGACCAGCATCCAGCCGGTCTGGCGCAGGAGGCCGAGGGCGATGTTCGGCCGCACCTGGTCGCCGTCCACCACGATCAGGCTGTGGAGGTAGCCGAGGCCGGGGCTGATCCGGCGCACCTGCCAGTCGGCCAGGTTGCGGCGCAGCTGGGCCCGGCAGAAGGCGTTGTCTTCGGTCTCGTGGACCTCGCATCCGAAAGTGGTCAGGATGTCGGTCATCGTGCCGATACCGGAGCCGATCTCGAGGACCCGGCCGGGCTGCACCGTCTCGAGGGTGGCGCGGAGGACGGCGAGGGCGAAGGGGCTGGCGATCTGATCGGACCCGGACATGGCTCGGAAATCGGCGTGATGCGCGGCCGCTGCGGCCTTGTACTTCCCGATCCCCAGGCCGATGAAGCGTCCCGTCATGGTCTCCCTTTCAAGGCATCAGGCCGGGGGGCCGGAGCTCGCGCCCCAACCCCCCGGCCGGTCTTACTCTACGCGCCCGGCCTAGTTCAGGCCTTGCGAGTTGTAGCCGACGTGCAGCATCCGCCAGAAGATGTAGACGTGACCGCCGATCCCGGCGACGTTGCTGGTGTCGTAGGTCACTTCCAGGCCGGAGTTCATGTGGACGAGGTACGGCCGAGCAGTCACCAGCGACAGGCCGGAGACCGCCGAGACGTGGACGAGCGCCACGCCCATATGGCTCACGCTCAGGGCGCCATTGGCGAACGTGCCGGTGGCCGAGTGCGCGAGGTTGAAGCCTGGGTTGTTGATCCGCATGCGGTTGACCAGCGCGTTCCGCACCGCAACGGTGTGGTTCCCGGCGAAGCCGACGTCGATGTGGACATCCGTCGGGGCGTAGAGACCGGTCACCACCTCGACGGCCACGTCAGTCACCAGACCGCCCGGCGGGATGACGATGCCGGTCAGCGTGGGGCCAGCGTTGGTCACGTAGGGGAAGCGGCTGATCTTGTAGGCTCCGGAGGTGTCCATCCGGACCTTGTGGCTCGTGATGAGCAGCCCGTTCTTGTACGCGTAGTCCCCGTACTGGCTGAAGCACTTTACGTTGACCGGGGTGTTGAGGGTCGAGTACCAGTGGATGATGCCGTTGTCGTTGCTGGCCAGCGGCAGGGTGTAGGCCCCATTGTTGGACAGCTGGTTCGTGGTGTGGGCCACGTAGGGGTTCGCCCCGGCGTCCATGCCACGGTTGTAGATCGAGCAGCGGACCGCTCCCGGGGTGGTGAACGGCTCGTCGTTCTCGTTCACCACCTGGAAGAAGTAGTAGTAGGCCCCGGCGCCCGACTTGACGCCCTGCGAGGCCACGACCGCCGGCCACGCCAGAAGACCGGCGAGGACGACGGCCAGAACAGCGGCGAATCCGCGGAAGCTCTTGCTCATGGGTCTCATGCCTCCTTGTCGGCTCGCGCCGCTCTAGTTGTTGGTCCGGTACGTCCGGATGGCGATGAAGCCGTGGTCGTTGCTGTCGAACACCGCCTTGGTGAAGTCCCAGATGGCGCCGATGGCGAACCCGACCCGGTTGTTGTAGTCGAACTCCTTCTCCCACCACTCGGGCTTACTGCCCCAGGCGAACAGACCGGCCTGACGGCCGAGGAAGAAGTTGGAGGCGCCGGTCTCGTTCCCGGACGCGCCCCAGGTGGTAGCGATCGGCACCTTGACGTGGCTGTGCAGGACCGCGCCGCCGTACACCGACATCCCGCCCTGGAAGATGGCGTTGGTGCCGTAGTCGCGCGGGCCGGCGTTCTGCTGGAAGTTCTGCCAGGCGGTGGACTGCCGGAGGTCGTACTCCACGTCCGTGTGCATGCAGACCACGTAGTAGTCCCGCCCCTCGACCTTGACCGGCCAGATCTTCGGGGAGGCCTTCTTGGCCCGGGCGACGGCGGTGTCGATGAGGGCCAGCGTCATCGTCGAGGTGGAGACGATGGTCGCGGTGGAAGTGGCGCCCGCCCCGAAGACGACCGAGGTGGGGTTGGTGTCAAACTGGGTGAAGATGTCGTCGTCGATCGTCTCCGCCAGCCACGACTTCAGCACGTCCTTCGCGTTGCTGCGCTGGTCGAAGGCGGTGCGCCGCTCGGACAACTTGCCCTTCAGCCGCACTGCGTTCCGGCGCTGGTCGAGGACCACCGAGTCGGAGAAGTGGTTCATCTGCTCCTCGGCCCCTTCCAGGACCGCATCGCCGCTCACGCCCGCGCCCTGGAGCTTCCGGAGCAGGGTGAACGTGATCTCATCGCCGGGCCCGGACTCGAGCTCGGTCTTCACCTGGATGATGCTGTTCATGTCCTTGCCCATGAACTGCCCCCAGTAGATGAGCTCGGGAGCCTCCTGCCACACCGCGGCGCCCCACCGCTTGACGGTCTCGGGGTCGCCCGTGAGGAACTCTGTGTCGGCCATGTCGTGTTTCTCCTCTATGTGCTACCGGGATTGGGTCAGACTGAGTCAACCCCGCCGAGCCACCACTCCTTCAGCTTCGGCTGCGCCTTGAAGAGAGTCGCCAGCCCGTTCGGATCCTCGTTGCTCATGCGGTCGAGGTCCTTGCGTGTGACGCCCCGCTTCGGAGGCGGAGCCGCCTTCAGTGAGCTCAGGCCCCGCGGCTTGGAGGAGTTCCCCGCTACAGCCTCGATCACCTCGCGTGCGCCCGCCCGCCGCTCGTCCGACGGCTTCTCGGACTTGCCCTTGCCAGGCTTCACTTCCGGCTCCACTTCCTCGACGACCTCGTCGGTTCCGCTCTGGGTTCCGAGGACCTCGTCCACCCGTCCGTCCTTCTCGAGCCGCCCGAGGGCCAGCGTGTAGGCCATCTCGCCGGGATCCGCGCTCCGATAGATCTTGTTCGCCACGGCGGGATCGGTGAACTGGCCGTTGTCCTTCACGGCCACCGCATCGAGGATCCCCGCCTCCTTCAGGACCTTGTCGTACTGACTGAAGCGGCCCCTGGCGATGGACTCGGAGACATGCAGGAAGCGGTTGAACCGCTCCTCTCCGAGCGCGTTGTCCACGCGGGCATCACGCCGCTCGATCTCGTCGAGGGCGATCTCGAGCAAATCCCCCATAGTCTCGGCCTTGTTGGCCTTCTCCTTGAGGGCGGCTCGCTGTTCGGGTGACAGCTTGGACGTGGTGGGCTGCTGCCCGCGGGCGGCACGCAGCTGGGCCTCGAGCTTCTCCTTCTCGGCCTCGGTCTCTTCCCAGAGCTTCGCGTACTTCTTCCGCTTCTCCCGCTCTTCGCGGGTGGAGGCGGGGAGTCGGTCGTCTTCCTTGGCAGCGGGCTTCTTGGCGGCCTTGGCCTTGCCCCCCTTGGCGGGCTCCTCGACAACCTCGGCGGCGGGCTCCTCACCCTTGGCTTCGGCGGTCTCGAGCTCCACGCCTTCGGGCAGATCCTCGATCTCGAAGATCTCGTCGGCGGGTTCGGCTTCGGCGGTACGCACGGTCGGTTCCTTGGCTGCGGCTGCTCCGGCCATCAGGTCTCTCCTCTTTGCCTTTTACGGGGTGGCACCCGAAGTAACCGTCGGATCTGAGGGCCGACGACCCCGCTCCGAGATGCGCCGGAGCTCGCCCCCCTGTATCGCCGGGGAGTGCGAGGCGGGTTGGGCCCCGGAAAAAAGAAACGGCCGGCAATGGGGTTTGAACCCGCTGCCGGCCGTCCGCTGTCCGCGGCTTGACCCGAGATTGCTGCGCTGGTCTCTATCTCATGGTGTCCACGTTACCTGATGTGGTATGGCGCTTGGCAATCTTTTCTACCTGTAGTGCCCTGATGACCTTCACCTCGATCCCGAGCCTCTTTAGGGCCGCGTGCATTTTCTCTTGGTGCGGCTCCACCCGGCCGCGCCTGGACTTGACTTCAATCGCAAACGGACTGGAGCCGTCGTCCGGGATCACCAAGAAGTCCGGCCACCCACCGCGTAGCACCCCGTAACTCCCGGGATACTTTTCAGCTGCGATGGTCGCCTGTTCCAGCGCCGAGATGCCTCCGTACTGTTTCCTGATGCGCCCGTTCCGAGCCAACCTCTTCCTGCGTAGACGACCCCTCGGCAGCATGCTGACAACTTTACACCGATACTCCCCGGAGGGCCATCTGGGCCTTGGTCCGCTTGTGTCCAGCGGGGCAGAGGTACATATTCCCGTAGTCGTGGGGCTCCATGTGGCTCTCGCATTCAGGGCACATCGGCCCACTCGGCGGCCCCTTCCGCTTGACCTTGCGCCGCCTGGTCGCGGAGACCTCGTGCGCCTGGCCATCGTTGAAGTGGATCTCCACTCGGCCCTGCCAGCCGGGCGCGGCCGCCTCGCGGAGTGCCTCCGACACGTCTTCCGGGATCCACGGCGGGAGCTTGTAGTCGCTCATGGGTTCACCGGCATGGGCGGCGGGGCTCCTGACGGACCGCCACCAGGTCCGGCCATCGGGAGCGGGCCGGCGGCGGGCGCACCAGGCGGCGGGCCGAGAGCTCCCCCGCCACCACCTTCAGGCGGTGGCGTCCCGGATGGAGCGCCACCCGGGCCCGGCGGGGCGCCCGGAGCTCCTGGCGGCATCTCCCCGGGCTCGGGCGGGATGAGACCCTGCGCCTTCATCATGGCCATGACCCGCTGCTTCACGCGGTCCCGGTCGGGGATGTCGGACAGGTCCACGATGATGTCCATGAGCGCCGGCGCGATGCCCGGCACCTTCCCGATGATCTCGAGCAGGGCGAGCAGGGCCATGGAGCGCATGCTCGGCGTGGCCGGGGTCTCGGCGATCAGGATGTCGTAGTCCAGGCTCGACACGTCGCGCAGGACCTTCGGCTTCGAGAGCCCGACATTGGCCCCCTCCTGCTCTCGCATTCCGAGCGATCCGGCCTCCTGAAGCCGCCCCTCCGGATCCCGCCTCTTGTTCTCTGCCGGGTTGACCTTCAGGACGATGTCGCCCTCCCCAGTGGGAGAGGTGAGCCGGACCGTCTTCTCGTAGGAATACACCTGCTGGATCCGCTTGGCGAGGCGACGGCCGAAGTTCCGCTTCATCTGGCGGTAGTTGTCGAAGAAGACCGTCGAGATGGTCTGCCCCTGGGCCTGCCGGCGGGCGATGGCGATGCCGCTCGAATCATCGCCCTTGACCCCGAGGAGGTCGGTGTTGATGCCGGACACCTCGCGGACGCTCATCTTGCCGCGGTCCCCGGTGGTGAACAGCGCCTTCAGGAGCTCGCCCAGCGGCGGCACGTCCCACCCTGGGGGCTGGGCCCCGCTCTTGATCCACAGGGTCTTGCTGCTCCACTGGTCGTCGAGCTCCTTCGGATTGACGAAGGTATTCTCGGTGGCGATGCGGCGGAGGTTGCCGAAGCGGGCCAGCATGTCGAGAGCCTGGGATTCGCGGTGGTTTTCGATCCGCTGGGGGTCTTTCAGGTTGCGGACCACCCCGTACATGGTGTCCTGCTTCTTCTTGGCGATGTACGCGGCGAAGGGGTAGTGCTGGGAGTCGTTGTCGTAGGGGGTGTCGTCTTCCTCGAGGACCCGGTAGGTGGCCGGGACGCAGAGGGCCATCCGGATCTTCCGGCGCTTCCGGCGGATAGCCGTGAGCCGATCGGGGTCCTCGGCTGCGGTCTCCTTCGCCACACGCCACGGATCGGGCCCGTCCTCCTTCTTCTCGATCTCCCAGATCTTGCCGGATTCCTTGTCGGCGACGACGGCCACGTCCTCGTAGTCCCGATACCAGCACTCGACCACCATGAGCTTCTGCTCGGTCCCGGAATAGAACATGGTGTCGAGGCCATGCGCCTCGAGCGGGTGACTCAGCACCCCACCGTAGCCGTCCTTCCGGTCGAATTGCTGGAGGACCTCGGGGGGGCCGGACATGGTGGTGTCGGTCCGGCGAGTGTCCAGCGCCTCGACCTCGGCCCGGAGCAGGGCCGCGTGTTCCGGGTAGCTGGCGCACATATCCTCGAGGGCCGCGTACCTCCAGCGGAAGATGTAGCGCCCGTCGGAGAAGTCGAGCTTCTTGACCATCGGGTCCCACAGCACGTCCACCCCTGGCATCAAGAGCTCGATGAGGATGTCGCCGAAGAGCGGGTCGTAGGAGTAGTCCACCCCCACGAAGACACAGCTGGCGCCCTGGATGGTCCCGTTCTCGAAGCACTCGGACAGGACCGAGGCGGCGTCGAGCTTGTCCTGCTCGTGCTTCATCAGCATGGAGAACAGGTTGGCCTGGTCCACGTCCTCGTCGCCCATGGGGGCGGCCTTGAGGTCGTAGCGGTTCTGGCGCTCGAAGCCGGTCAGCACGTCCACTACCGACTGCACGTGGTTGATAGAGACGTGGGCCCGGCGGTCCTTCTTGATTCGGGCGAGGTCCTCGAGGGATCCGTTCATGGACCACTGGCCGTCCCCGCCGATGTAGAACCCCATGTCCTCCTCCGCCTCGCGGCGGTACTTGTCCCACATGGGGTGGCCCCAGGCCTCGGCGAACCAGGAGCGGATCTGCCGAGCGAGGGCGATGTTGTTGGGGGCCTCGATCTCAGCCGACTGGTTGAGAACGCCGACGCCCGCGCTCGGCCCGGTGGGGCTCGAGAACTCCGCGTCGGCCATCTGCTCGAGGCCGCGGTCTTTCGCCATGCTAGGCGTCGATCTTCTTCGCCTGCCCGGTCAGGACCTTCTTGACGGCCCCCTCGACGGCCCGGCTGATCTCGTCCCGCATCTTCTTGACCTTAGGATGGTTCTCCGCGATGCGCTGCCCCAGGTACTTGCTCTCATTCGAGATGATCTGGGCGGTCGTCGGGGGCTTGTAGGTCGGCATGGCGCAGCCGGCCATCGTGTCGCTCGAGCCCTTCTTCTTCTTGGCCATGATCCTCCTCCTATCCTGTGACCATCCGGCGAGCTCGCTCGAGCAGGCCGGGCTGAGGTGTCAGGAGTCCGGGCGAGCTCGGCTGACGCATGATGTCCTCGGGCGTCAGATTCCGACGCTGCTCGCGGCTCGCACCACCCAGGGTGGACGGGGCGATGGTGCCGCGGTCGATGCCCTGGAGCATCCGATCCTGCCTGGCGAAGTCGTCAGCCGGGCCCTGGGGGCCCTGCGCCAGCCGCATCGCTCGAGCGATCCCGGCCCCACCGTTCACCTGGAGGCCATTCTGGGGCGCCGCGAAGGGGATCTCTGGCATCGCCGGAGTGACCTTCGGCAACACGTCCATGTTCCGGTAGTTCTCCGGCTCCTTGCCTCCGAAGTCCGGTGGCCGGGCCGGCATCGAGTCGAGCGGCTGGTCGGCCGCCGGACCCCTGTCGCCCCTGAAGCGAGGCTTGCGGGCCATCACCGCGGCGGGACTCCCCGGGATGGTGTCGCCCTCCGGCGTGATCCCCTGCGGCTGCTGCTGTTTCTTGAAGCGGTTGGCCATGGCCACCACCGCCGGGTTCTTCATTGGGTCCTTGAACTGCATGTCCTGGGCCTTCTGAAGCATCCCGCGGAGCGCGGATGGTGGCAGGTTCAGGACGCCCTTCCCTACCATGATCGGCGCCTCGCCCGCGTCGAGAGATTGCTCCACCTCATCCGGGGTGAAGGCCAGCCGCCGGACCATGGGGTCGTTGCCGTCGAGGTCCTGGGACGGGACGCCCTCCTTGAGGTGGACGTACCAGCCCTTCTCCTTCGGGGCCGCGCTGACCGGCGCCTCCTGGGAGGACCGCTCCTGCTGGCGCTGCATCTTGAGGGGATCCTCCGCGTCCGGCGGCGAGTTCTCGGACCGCTTGCCCGCCGCCACTGTGGCGTCCTCGACGGTGTCGTAGCCGCGGTCGCCCGGAAGCGGGCGGCCTGGGATGGAGGTGTCGCGGCCGTAGGTGTTCCGCCACTTCCCGCGGCGGTCCTGCGTGGTCTCGGACTCCTCGTGGTGCGCCTGGCGGATCCCGCCTACTGCGGCCGCCTCATCCGGCATGGTGGGATCCTCGCCTCGCTCGAGCGGGCCGGGGCCCATCTTCGGCATCTCGAGCTTCCTTCGGTCACCGCCTAGGCTGAGATCCCCGCGCTGCCGCATATCGTCGAGGAAGGACTCCGACTCCTGCTCGGTGTCGGCCTTGTCGGCTGGGATGACCACCTCACCCTTGTGGACGAGGTATTCCCCGGTCTTCGGCACCACGCCGCCCTTCTTGAAACCACCACCTGGGACCGGTGCGGTCGCGTCGGGCGGCGTGGTCGATGCTCCCGTGGTGTTGGTGGGCGCGGTCGCCGCGGTGCCAGCCGGGACGGCGCTCGGGGCGATGTCGCCAGCTGGGCCGGCGCCCGGGGTCGCGCCCGCTTCCTGGCCAGAGGCTACGGGCTGGGTGAGGAGCGCGCTCAACTGCCCGGCAATCGGAGACCCCTGATACCCGGCCAGCGCCTTGCCGAGCTCGCTGGTCTTGTCCTGCGGGAGATAGAGCTCGGCCCCACCAGTGGGGCTGGCCTTGGCGTAGAGACCCTCGCCGATCTGCTGGTAGCCCGATTCCGGCGCGGAGAACTGGCTCGACTCCTCCGGCTTGTAGGGCACGAAGGTCAGGGTGTCCTTGCCGGACTGAATCGCTGCGCGCTCCCCCTTCTGGAGGGTCGAGAGGAACGCGAGCGGATCGAAGGCGACAGAACCAGCCGCATCGGCGGCGGCACCGACTGGGCCTGGCAGTGGTTGCCCGCCCGCCCAGAAGTTCGGGGCCGGAGGCGGCGTCGGCGGCGTTGTGGGCGCGATCCAGTCTCCGGCTTTCCCGGCGTAGGGCACGCCATGCGCGGCCTCGTAGTTGGCGAGGTCCTGCTCGGTGAGTTGCCTGCCACCCGTGGCGCCCGGAGCAACCGCTCCCACTGTCAGGCCGGCCAGGGCCGCCGCACCATCCCCGTGCGCGGCGTCGTAGTTGGCGATGTCCTGCTCGGTCAGCCGCGGCGCCGTCCAGTCCCGGATGAACTCCGGGGTCCGCAGGTTGACCCACGGATCGAAGTGCTGATTGATGAGGCCCTTGATCTCCGGATCCGTCACGCCCATGCGAGCCATGGCCGCCCAGAGCGGGCCTCCATACATCGCGGTGTAGAGCCCGGAGGCGTGCGTGTCCTTGTCCTTGGCCAACATCGACGAGCCGAGGGCGATGCCGAAGAGCGCGTCCACCTGCTGATCGACGGTCTGCGGCGGGGTCGTGCGGTAATCGGCCCCGGACAGGCTCGACATGGGGCCGCTCTTCCCTGCGAAGGTGCCGTATAGTGCGTTGGCTTCCTTGGCGAATTGCGCCCGGCGCTCTGGAGGCAGCTGAGCGAAGATGTCGTCCGGAGTGCCGCCCGCGTCCACCTCGCTCTGCGAAGCCCAGTCCCCCGTCACCGGCAGCTGGCCGATCTGCTCGTATGTGAGCCCGCGGTTCATCAGTTCCTTGGCGATATTGGCCAGCCCGGCCTTCATGTCGTCGGCTTGCTTCTGCCAGGCCGCGACGGTCGGGAAGTCGCCCTTGCCGGCGGTCCCTTCCCGTCCATACATCCCCGTGAGGGTGTCGCCCGCCCGTACCGGCCCGCCTGGGCCCTGGATGGTGGCGAAGTAGGCCTTCATGTTGTTGGCCCCGGTGGTGAGCGCCATGGCCAGGTCGGCGGTGTTCGCCTTGTCCAACGGGCCGAGCGCGGCCAGGTCCTTCGCGGCGGCAGCCATGCTCGAGGAGGCGTTGCTGTAGAGGTTCCCGGCGATCGGGTTGTTGACGTAACCCTCCCGCATGATCCGGCGGGCCTCATTCTGGGACAAGGTGCCGACGATCCCGATGATGACCGGGGCGGCGACGGCCAGCCAGGGCGCGGCCGCGGCGAGGGCTCCAGATATGGCACCCGTGCCGGTGCCGGCAGCGGCGACCGTACCGCCCATGACCGCATCGGCGACAGAGGCGGCGGAGGCGCCACCCGCCGCAGCGGCCGACGCTCCAGCGGCCAGAGTGCCTCCGGCGGCACCCGCGGCGGCACCACCGACGCCAAGGGCCGATGCCCCCGACTCGAGCAGGCTGGTCATTGACGGCAGGGTGGTGCCGAAAAGATTGGGATACATGGACGAGAGGGCAGACAGCGCCGAGTAGGTCGATGTCAGGCCACCGGCCAGGGTCAGGGCTGACTGGACCGGCGACACGCCGCCCTTGATGAGCCCCTGAATCCCCTGAGCCAGCGAGAGGAGACCACCAGCGCCAGCTGCTCCCACACCTACAGCACCGAGCGCGCCCGAGCTCAAGCCGGTGGCCCCCGTGAAGGCCGGGCTCGAGGCGGCGAAGTTGGCCAGCGATCCGATGGTCGAGAGCCCACCGCCAATGGCACCCGGGATGTCCCCGGCTCGAGCCGCCCGGACGAGGTTCAGGACGCCCAGCAGCCCGCCGAACCCCGCGTTGACGGCCGCCTTGTCTAGGCCGGGGATCTCGGCGATCTTGTTGATCGACATGCCACTCTTGACCAGCGCGCCGATCAACTCCGCTGGGTCACCCGTGATGCCGGCCTTCCCTACCCCGAGCAAGCTCTGGCCGAGGCCGAGCGTATTACCGAGGGTGAAGTTAGCCCCGGGCTCAGCGGGCGGCCGCTCTCCGGTGAAGATGTCGGAGGGTGAGGGTCCGAGGCCTCGAGGGGCGGTGTCGGCTCGGGTCTGTGAGGGCGCGGGCATCATGCCCATCACCTGTTCCGGCGTCAGACCGAGGGCGTAGAGGCGGCGGGTCTCGGGGTCGAGCGCATTGAAGCCGGTGCCACCCGGAGCGTAGAAGGCCGGGCTCAAGGAGAGGTCGCCGCCGCCGCCGCCCGGAAGATACCGCTGGAGCGCTTCCGGGCTCATGTTCACGCCGGACCATTCCCTCAAGAGATCGGTCGGCGTCACGCCCGCACCGCGCAGCACTTCCGATCCGGTTGGGCCATACAACTGCTCTGAGAGGCCTGAGACGTCTGGAGCGTTGCGTAGGAGGTCTCCGACCTGTGGCATCGTGAACTTGGTGCTCCCGGGAGAAGCAAACTCCTCGAGGGCCATCCGTTGCGATGGCGGGAGGCTCTCGAGGGGGATCTCGGGGCGACCGGGGCCCGTCCCGGGCTCGGCCGTTCCGCCCTGAGCGTAAGCCTCGAGCGCGGCCTGAACCTGTGGATCTATGCCGCGACCGGGCGCCTGGGGCCCGCCGATCTGCAACGAGGCCGGCCTGAGTAGATCCTCGGCGGGGGCACCGCCTGGCTCGCCACCCGGAATCCCGCCGGGCTCGCCACCGGGGACACCGCGGCCGACCTGGTCGAAGAGCGCGGCCGCGCTTTTCGCCGCGCCGAGGCCGGTGCTGATGAGGCCCATGGCCTGCAACGCGGCCAGCCCTTCGGGGGCGTCGGCCTGAATGGGCGGCCGGTTGCCGCCGACAATCATGGTCCGGCCGTCCGGCATTCGGACGAGGGTCCGTCCGTCCGGGAGCCGCATGGTCGGGAGGTTGCCGGATCCCTCGGAGCCGATCGCGGCACGTCCGCCGGCGACACCGCCCGCTACTCCGTAGCCCACCCCTCGAGCCGCTGGGCGGCCGACCGGGGCGGCGACCCCGCCGAGGCCGAGGGCTGGCGACTCAGGGGAGAGGGTGAGCCCCTGGCCCAGACCACCGAGACCGAAGCGCAAGCTCGAGATGCCGGGACGCTGGTAGAGGCTGGGGTAGCGGAAGAAGCTCGAGGAGGAGAGGCCGGGCTTGATGCCCAGCTGCGGAGTCCAGGATGCGCCAGCCCGCGGCGTGAAGGGGTTGTAGCCGGCGGCCGAGAGCTCCTCGGGGGAGAGCAGGCCGAGCTCGGCCGCCTCCTGGATCGTCATCTTGGGCATCGGCTATCCCCCGTACCCATACTCATCCGGCTGAGTGGGTGGATCCTCGATCGCGTGGACGTTCAGCGGCCCGGTCGGCTCCTCCGGGATCGGAGGCTTGATGGTCATCGTCCGGATCCACATATCGTCAGCGCTCCCTGTATCCGACTTCGCCTGGCACTCTGACGGGACCTCGCTGCTCCCGCCGGTCGTTCCTTTCGCGTACTTGCCCCAGTCTATCGGTTCGGTTGCGGGCGGCCTCGATCTTCCACGAGCCCCGTCCCGCGGCACAGCCGGCACCTTCCGCCGCCCGGTAGCTCGCCGTCTCCGCGGCAGGCGGGGCATGTCTTTACAGTTTGGAGCGGGTCGGCCTGGCCCATACCTCCTCGATCAATCGGCGGTTCCGGGCCAGGGTCTTCCCGAAGCGGTAATCCGGGCCGGCGTGGCCACAGATGGTCATGGCGATCATCAGGGCCGCGTCGGTGGGCAACTGGCGCATGACCGCTGGCGGCGGGATCCGCCCCGCCAGGACCAGAGGAGGACGTAGAGGAATACGAACCCCCACTCGGCCAGTGGTGCCCACCAAGGGTCCCTGGGAAGAGGTATCACCCACCGTTGCCATCGTGGCCGTGCGGCTCTGGGTTGTCGCAGCACGGCTCCGTCTGGAGAAGTGCCTCACGGAGATCTTGCCACGGCGGCGCTGGCGGCGCTGGCGCGTTCGGATCCGGAGGAGCGGCCGCCGGGTCCTGCGGGAGCTCGGGCTCCTGCTCCACCTTGCCGGGGACTTCGGGCACCTGCTCCGCAGCCTCGATCACCGAGTCACGGTCGTACACGTAACGTAGGGCGGCGACGAGCTCCTTCCGGGCGGCCTCGGCCCGGCGGTCCTGCGCGGCGACGTCGAACTGGTCTTCGATGCTCATGCAGACTCTCCATTCAGGAGCGGGCGCCACTCGCACGCGGGGCCGCTCGGTTCAGTGAGAAGCTGGTTGTCACGGTTGAAGAACCGGCTGTTCACAAGGACCGGGACGCCCTGGTCCTGTGGGTTGGGGTCCACCAGGATCAGATCCTTCTCGGCGAAGACCATCACGATGACCCGCTCGCCCCTCGAGAGCACGACGCTGGTGATCGGCTGCGGCGCCCCGTCAGTCTTCTCGGCCATGCCGTGCGTGATGTCGCGCAGCTGCCAGCCCGTCAGGTTCTCGTAGCCGGCCGGGGCACAACGGAGGGCGCTCGAGAAGGAGGGGGCAGGGGCGCCCGTGGCGCACCCAGCGATCCCCAGGAGCAAGGCGGCGATCAGGATGTTCTTCATGGCTGGTCCTCCGGCTTCAGTACCCGCTGGCGTGCCGCCTCGAAGGCGGCGATCTCCTTGACCCACTTCAGGAGCTTGTCCGCGTCCGCGTCGGTCAGGCAGACGAACCCTGGCCGGCAGACCCCGAAGGTGATGGCCGGGCGCTGGGGGAACTCGAGGTCGGGCTCCCGGCGCATGACCACGCACCCCGACAACATCATCACGGCGGAGGCCGCGATCAGCACCGCCACCCAGATCAGATCCCGGGCCGTCTTGCTCATGGCCTGGGCTCGTTCCAGGTCTTGTTGAGCTCATCGGCGAGGTCCTGGGCGGTCTTCGCTGCCTCGGCCTGGATCCGCTTCCGCTCGGCCTTGAGCGCGGCACCTTCCGCCTTTTCCCGGGCGGTCCGCTCGGTGATGGCCGCGCTGATCTTCTCGAGCCGGGCGTTCGTTCCCCAGACCATCTCGTAGATGGCCTTGATGACGGACACCAGGACTCCAGCGGCGGCCAGCCCGGCCATCAGCATGATGCGCTACCGGATCGGAACCGTGACGACGGTCGGACGGGGCGGCGCAGCGAAGCGCGGCATCTCACGACCCGCCGGCGGGGCCTGCACCACCGGGGCATCCGACCCCCTGGACCCCTTCACTGCGGCAAGCGCCCCGGCCATGTCCTGCTCGGCGAACTGGAGGCTCGCGGCACAGGCCGAGAGTGCGGTGGCCGGCACATCCGAGGCGCCGACCTTGTTGATGGCGCTGACCACGTCCATGACGGTCTTGGCCCCACCCACCGCGGGATCCCCGGCCACGGTCACGGCGGCATTCGAGAGTGCGAGCAGGCACCCGGCGTCGGCCAGGACCCGCTCAGCGGTGTTGCCCTTCCCTCCGACGAGGCCGGAGATGGAACACCCCGACACGATGACGGCGACGGTGACGATGGCGATGACGGCTTTACGCATGATGGAAAGTCTCCCTTACCGGGGCTGCTTCCGCAGCGCCCGCAGCTGGTTGAGAAAGCCGAGAAATCCGGTCGCCCCGGCCAACATGAAGGCGGCCTTCGACGGAATGACCGGACCGCCGGTCCCCGCCATGTAGCCGAGCAGCGTTGACATCCCGGTATAGGCGCCGTCCACCAGCGCGTCGATCACGGTTCCGAGGATTCCGTCCATGGTCCTTTCTCCTTACGCCGTCTCGAGTTGTTCGGTGGTGTCCCACTCCCGGAACATACGGCGGTAGCGCCGGGAGAGAATCTGCGGCCGGGCTGCGGTCTTGCCGCGCACCGAGCCGAAGCGGCTGATCTGGCTCCAGACTCCCTCGAGATCCTGATAGGCGAGGTAGCCGCCTGGGGCCAAGGCCGGAAGCGGATCCTGAAGGACTCCACGGGAATCGTAGGGGCCCTGCTCGGCGCGGTCGAAGTAGGCGGGCAGGCAGTAGCCCGAGACCAAGACCGGCTGACCGGTGGGCATCGTCTGTACCTTCCCGCAGAGGTCCGCCTCGACCGGGTCCGCCACCTCGACGCTGTACCGGCGCGGGCCGAACTCCACTACCCGCTCGAGGAAGGGGTCCACCAGCATCTCCCAGATCTCGTGGCTGAGGGTCGCCGAGACCGAGGTCTTGGCCAGAAGGTCAGTCTCCGTGAAGGTGTAGCCGATCGGCGCTCCGCTGGCGGCGACCTCGTGGTAGCCCAGATACGAAGCCTGCCGCGGGGTGTTGGCGATCACCTGCATCCACATCCCCTCCGGCCGGAGCCGGGTGCCGACATCCTTGGGCACGAAGCCGAGCGCACAGGGCTCGAGGCCCCAGGCCAGACAGAACTCGGCCATGTTCGCCTGGATGGCGGCGACCCAGTGCCGGACCTCGGCATCGGTCACCCAGTCGGAGACGTTGATGACGGCGATCGAGCGCATCAGCGGCGGGCGATCAGGAGGACAAGGAAGGTCCCACAGAAGGCGAGGGCGGCGAGCGCAGCGAGCGCTTCGGCGGCAAGCTCGGCGACGTTGAAGGCGCCGTCAGTCATGGGGGGTGGATCAGTCGCCGTAGAAGGACTGGAGGGCCCCGGAGTCGCCCTTGGACATCTTCCCCTTCTTCGGCTTCATGGGCGGCATGGGCTTCTTGCCCTTCATGGGCATCTTGCTCTTCATGCCCTTCATGGGCTTGGCCTTGGCCATCATCGCGGCGAACTTGTCGGCTCCGGCGATTCCCTTCATCTCGGCCTCCCCTTTGTAAGGGAGCGGCGGCCAGAAGGTCGGGTCTCCTGACCGCCACTCCCACGCATATTGGGCCGCCACTGTGGGCGGGGTACTACGCCGAGACCCACACTACTGGAAGTAGTCGGAGAGACCAGCGATTTTTTACGCGAGGATCGTCAGAAGCCAGCCGATGAAGCCGGCGAAGGCGCCCAGTCCACCGCAGGCGAGGTCGAGCAGCTTCCAGCATCCCAGTGCCGCGAAGAGCATGAAGACCCGGCCGAGCCATCGCTCGAGCTCCTCTTCCCGGGCGACCCAGTCGTGGTCCTGGTCGTGGTTGGCGCGGATGTTGTCGTCGTCGTGCATCAGGCGACCCACTCGAGCGCGATCTTGCGGAGCCGGAGCCGGCCGATCCGGTACTCGGTCGAGGTCTTCGCCTGGAGGTTGCTGGACCCGTCGAGGTCCCGAAGGTCCTTCAGGGCCACCTCGAGCTCGGCCTCGACCTCCTGGATCGTCTTCAGGTCCTTGACCTTGGTCCTCATCGGAGCGCCTTCTTCAGCCAGGCTGGCGGCACGCGGGCGTAGAACCTGGTCCAGAACTGGGCGACCAGGCCGCCCAGGACGTGTAGGACGGCCTCCTCGTTATCGGTCGCGCCGGCCCGAGCGGTCCCCTCGTAGAGATCACAGGACGGGACCTTCATCCAGGTCTCGGCCCACCGGAGGGTGGCGTGCCCCATCTCGTGGGCGACGATCCCGGCGCCGAGCGACTGCCGGTAGAACAGGATGTGCCCGATACAGTGGGCCCGCCAGCCCCGGCTCGGCGGCCGCTTGCCCTTCCAGGTGATGATCTGCCAGGTACAGGTGACCGCCCGGAAGTCCTCGCGGGCCTGCTCCCCGGTCCGCCCCTGGATCTTGTTCTGCTCCCGCCAGAAGATCAGCATGGCCTGCCGGCTCTCGAATACGAAGACCTTCCAGAACCACGGACGCTTCCGGGTCCGGTCCGGCCAGACGTTGAAGGTAACCACCTCGGTCCGGGCGCTACCGGCCCGGCGGTTCACGGTGTGACTAGGGCGCAGGCCGCCCGGAAGAGGGTGACGCGGCCCCACACGTGCTCGACCAGGAGTGGCGCGACGATCGGGATCAATCCAAACCAGAAGATGATCCAGGTCGGCTTCACCACTATCGGTCGGTTCCAGCCGCGGGCGACTTTCATGGAGCGCCCCGTCGGTTCACGGAATCCTCCGGCGCACCGGGGCGGGCCCGTCCGGCCAGCTGACGATCGAGTTGCCCGGGCCCTCGAGGTAGGGCGCCTCGCCCGGGACCGCGAACCGCTGATGCAGGCTCCCCTCCCCGATCGGATGGCCGAGCGGGCGCTCACACTGAAGGCCCTTCCCGTCCACCGCTGGGCACTGGGCGTCCTGGGGGTTCATCCCTTGACCCAGACCCGCCCGCACGCGCACTCGTGGTCGGTGGTGTGGAGGATCGTCTTCCTACAGCGGTGGGTCACCAGGGCTAGGCGGTGCCCCCGGAGGTTGACCTCGACCGGCTCCTGCCAGCCGTTGTAGCAGACCACCGGCTCGGCGTCGGCGCTCCCGCCCGCCTCCTCTACCATGGTAGAGGCTGGCCGCTGGTCCAACCTACGCCACCGTGGTCCCTGGCAGGCCCAGCTGGAGTGACTGGGCGGCCTTGGCGAAGTAGTACCGGCTCGAATCCCACGCGCCGTGCCGCTCGAGGATCTCGGTGAACTCCTCGACGTCGTGGCCGCGCATCTTCATGTTGCCCTTGTCGTCCGGGCCCAGGAAGTGACAGAGCTCGTGGTCGATGACCGCCTCCTTGGTCTTGGCGTCCATCGGCTTGAACTCGTCGAGGCCCACCACGATCAGGTAGTCGATCTGCTCGCCGTGGTGGCGGAGCGCGGCCTTCAGGATCGGCGTGGCCTTCATCGCCTTCGCCACGTTGATCTTCCCGCGGCTCTTCGCGGCCTCCGGCTTCGAGAAGACCAGGATGGCCAGCCCCTCGAGGTGCTTGTGGTAGGCCGGCCGTAGCTTGGCGGCGAGCTCCTCACCCTCCGGGAACCGCTCCCAGAGGGCCGGGTTGTCCTTCTTCGCGCCGCCCTTCTTGCCCATCAGCCGCCCTGCGCGACTTGGCCGGGGTTCTGGCCCGTGACGATGAGGCCGGCTTCCGCCGGCGTGATCTTCCGGTAGGCCCGCTCGAAGGTCTCCTTCGGGGACCAGCTGGTGTAGCCGTCCTCGTAGACCACCTTGTAGCCGTCGCGGCCCGGGCCCCGGAGGTCGCCCTCTTTGAACTCCTGCGCCGGTCCGGCCAGCACGATCTTGGTCCCGATGTAGCGGTCCATGGTCAGTCTCCGTGGGTCTCGTGGGTTTGAGGGATGTCGGTGGGGATCAGGCGCTTGATGAGGTAGCGACCGCACTGGCACATCTTGTGGCCGGCGGTGACGACGGTGATGCACGCGGCCTCGATCCTGGAGCGGACGGCGCCGGGCATGTAGACGACGGTGTTCTCGCCCGGGCCGTGGGCCAGCACGCTGCCGGCGGCCTGGATCAGGACGGTGTCGTGAGTGGTGCGTTGGGGAGGAGTTGAACCTCCATGGGGGGTTACCCCAACGGATTTACAGTCCGCTGCCCTGAGCCGATTCGGGTCATCCAACGCCCGTTCCTTCCGCTTCTCCTCAAGCCAGGCGGCGGCCATGCTCGGTGACGAGACGTGGAGCAGGCCCTTGAGCTCGTCGCGCTCGCGGTTCACCAGGCGCAGCTGCGCCACCGTCCGGACGTGCGCCTTCTGGAGGGCGTCGAGCTCGAGGCCCTGGGCCAGCGCCTTCCGCGTGGCCTTGGCCGTGGTGCCCTTCAGGGCCCGTATGTCGTTGTCCCACTTCTCGCGCAGAACCCGGACGAACTCGGCCCCGTTCGGCTTGCCCAGTTCCTCCCAGTTGATGAGGCAGAGTCCCTTGAGGAGGTCGAGGTAGGCGCGGGCCGCAGCGAGCGTGGAGTTGACGCGATGAGTGAGGCCCAACCGAAGGGTCTCCCGGGGATCCCGGGGCAGCATCAGACCCGGCGGGCCTGCCCGGTCAGCTTCTTCGGCTTCCCCTTGGGGGCGTACTCGCCCCTGCCCTGCTCGGCCGCCCGCTTCTCGGACAGCATCACGGCGACCGCTTGCTTCTTCGACGTGATCTTCTTGCCGGTCTTGCTGCCGGAGTGGAGTTTGCCTGCGCGGAACTTCCGCATGACATCAGTCCACGGCATGTTCCCACCTCCCGAGAACCTCTCGGATCTTCGCCTGCCGGCGGTTGCCCATGTGTGGGTAGAGAACGAGCATCGCGGCCAGCGATCTTGACCCGTCCATCGCAATGCCGTACAACCCCAGCTTGCCGTGGCCAGCTGGGCGAGTTGGCCCCGTGCATCTAGTGCCCAGGTTCCTGGCTAGGCGCTCCATCACGTCGCGGTCCGTGGTTCGGCATCGAATTGACGGTCTGGTGTGTCCACCGCTATCGACTCGCACCGAGAAGCACCCTTCGCCTTCCAGTAGCCCGGCGACCCACTGGTCTTCTGGTATCGCTACCGGCCTCGTGTCTGGACGATTGCCAAGCCGCACGCTACTCCACCTCGACTCGGATGTCGCCGATGCTGACCAGGTCGGCGAAGACGGCGCTGCCGATCTGGGAGCGCAGCTGGTCGGCGTCGTAGCGGCCGGGCCAGAAGCCGACGGCCGGCGCCGTGCGCCCGCGCAGCACGGAGAGTTCCCGGTTCAGGACCGCGACCGCGCCAGCGCCCGGACCCTCGCCTGCCTGTCCCATGGCGCCGATCCTACGCGGTTGATAGACACCGTGTCAATCCTTTCAGTTGAGCTCGTCCGACTCGTGGTCGTCCAGCGGGTCGCGCGGCTGGGTCCCGAGACGCTTCCGGGCGGCCCGGCCCTTCGCCTTGGAGCGGGCGCCAGCCTTCTGCCGCTTGCGGCGCATCTCGTCGATCCGGTCTTGGAAGGCCTTGCCTCCGATGGTCTCGAGGACGCGACGACGGAAGGTGGTGGCGAGGATGTCTTCCTTCAGGACGAGCTCCCCGGTGGCGGGATCTGGCCGGTAGATCTTCACCTTCGGCGTGTGCTTGCCGACCTCGTTGCCCAGGTCCATGTCGAGGAGCGTCCCGACAGTGGCCATGGGTTTCTTCTTCGGCCGTTTCTCAAGGCGGAACTCCCGCATGATGTCGGCGGCGAGCTCGCCCGTGACGGACGCCTCGATCGGCGGGGCTTCGACGAAGAGGACGGTATCTACGGCGGTGGAGTATCTCATGGCTCGACCTCGAGGGTTCTGGGCGCGATCGCCCGGGTTGGGACGTGGCGGTTGGGGCAGCGGGGCCGGCGGCGATACCGGCCCGGCTTGCGTGGTTCGCTCGCGTGCCAGGCAAGGCGCCCGGCTTTATCCACCGCGCAGAGGCGCTCACAGGCGGGACAGATCCCTTCCCTGCGGAACGGCCAGCGACACCCAGCGGTGGGCATGGATCGAATCCTATGCTTCGGGTTGACGTGCTGTCAACTACGAATTTCGACGAGATGTCTACCATGGTAGAGCGCGCCGTGTTTGGGTGTTTTTACGCTGACTTCCCTCCATAAATTACCGACCTTGGGAAAACCAGTACCCGGCTATTGGCACATCGCACCACGAGTGATGGCGTTGAAAATCGCTGCACTACTACCGACGGTAGCGCGGGCGGTGGAGACACACTTGGCCCCACCTTTGCGATATGTCGGGCAAATGTGTTCAAAACTGAACACCGAAGGGGAACCCCGAGCGATGGACGAGCATGGGCAGGCAATGGTGCGGCGAACCGAAACGGCTTCGAGTCTCGAGCGTGATCCACGGACGCGCTCGGGGATCGGGGCCGTGGTCGAGGCGGTGACCGGCGGGCTCAAGGGGGAGCTCTCCGCCACCGACCTCGGCCAGTTGGTTCGGGCGGTCTGGACGGCGGGGCGGCGGGCGGCGACTCCCCTGACCCGGGCGGGCGAGATCCCCGCCCAGCGGCCGCCGACCACTCCGGCGGGGATCGTGGCGTCGTGGACCTTGCCTATCCAAGGGGATGCGCGGGTCGTGCTCGAGGACCGGCGGGCCTGGTGTACGGCCATCCGGCTCCTGGTCGGCTCGCCCATCGCGGGCCAGATCCTCTCGACGGACCTGGTCCAAGAGCTCCAGGCGCACCTCCGCACCGGCCGGCCACGGCGGACCCCGTGAGGGTCCTGGACGAGGCCGAGATTGCCAGCGTCATCAAGGGGCGCTGCCCCGAGTACCCGGAGGACACCGCGATCGGGCTGTGGCTGTCGATCGTGGTGGCCTTCAGCATCCGGCTCTACCCGGAGGACCCGGCGGGGCGGATCGCCTGGGCCGGCACCTGTGGCTGGAACATCGGGATCGCCCGTGGCCCGACTCCGATCGGTGAGGTCCTCCTGCGGTTGAGTCTCGGGGGGACCGAAGGCCCGGCGGATGTGATCGGCCGCTGAACGGAGGGGAGACCCGGAGCAGGCCGGGCCCCCCTCCCCTCCCTACCTAGCCTTCCTCTATCACCATTTCCTGACGTCCGCGGCTCGCCCGGCGAGGCCGAAGACCAGCAAGACCCCGCCGATCCCGACTGCGGCGACAAGGACGATGAGACCCAACCAACCCCAATACGTCATATCCGCCACCTCCACCTAACTGGCCTTGGCGGTAAGGGCGAGCGCCTTCTCTTCCAGCTGGTGCTTCAGCTTGTTCCGCGCCGCGGGGGCCATCACTTCCTCCATGAGCGGATGCGCCAGCACAAGGCGGGCGAGCTCCACGATGGCCGTGACATCCTTGGTCACCTGCACCCGCTTCAGGCTCCCGTCTGCCTGTTTGATCGTCACCCGCAGGTGCTCGAGGGTCTGGATCAGGGCCTCCCCGAGCTTCTCCGGGATCTCGCGGACCCGGGCCGACTCCGGTGTGACGGCCGCCCGCCAGGCCAGGTACACCTGGCGGAAGCTCGCCACGTTCGCCTCGAGGGCCATGACCGGGGAATGGAACTCCTTCCCGCCGATCGTGACCGGGTTCTTGGTGTCCACCTTCAACTCCCCGGTCCGCCACCGCCGGAGCTCCCAGCGGGCCAGGGCCACGTAGCGGGCGGCCGGACCGGTCCCCCCCGAGGACTTGTCAGCCTTCCGGGCGTAGCCGTGGGCCCCGGGCAGGTTGGCGGAGATGATCTCGGCGATCTTGCGGCGCCGGATCCCGAGGCCGACGCACCGGGCGGCGGTCTGGATGGCCCGGGCATAGCCGATAGTGCGGGTCTCCTGGTCCCGGACCCCCCGGACCACCAGGACCAGCTGCTCGAGGGCCTCCTCGGCCTTGGCTGGATCGGTTCCGGTCCGGATGTCATCCTCGGTGACCTTGACCGTGCCGGAGGACCAGAGACTCCGCTCGCTGCGCGTGATCTTCTTTTTGCGTGCAGGCTTCGCTTTCCTCGTCATTCAGCGCCTCCCTTGGCTTGGTGGGGTGGATGAAGTGCGGCGGATTTCCTGCGTCGGCGTGCATAGACTGCGCCGATGTTTTCGGCCTGACATCGCCTGATTTTTCATGCGGTTAGAAACGCTCGGTTTCTCTGACCGGGACATTCTACCGTGTCGTTTCTACCACAGAGCGTGTCAGTCTTACATCACCACTCAACACCCGGCGAGGAGATAAGGTGTGGGCATGGGACCTGCACAGATCGTCCTGGTATGGAGGGCCCCATGGCAGACCGAGAACCTCTCCGTAACCGTCCGAATGTATTACTCTTTATTGGTGTTTACCGATCGAAGAAGGCCCCACAGAACCGCCCCGCGAGCGTCATCTCCCTGGTCGAGCGTCTGACGAAGCGTGTCAGGCCAGCGGCCAAGGCGGCGCGGCCGGCCACCAGCGAGGAGGCGTAGGCATGGGCCGTGCACTGGTGCCGCGCCAGAGCCCTGACGCCATGCGCCTGACCCAACTCAAGAGCGACTGCCTGGCCCACCTGGCGGCCCTGGGCCGGGCGAAGGGCACGCTCGAGAGCTACGACACCACCTTCTCGCAGTTCATCGCCTACGTGACCACGGTACTTCGCCTGACGGACGATGCGGCCCACTTCAACCAGGAGCGGCTGATCGGCTTCATGGCCCACCTCCACCAGTGCGGGGTCAGCCCCAACACCATCAAGGCCCGGCTGTCCGCCATGGGGGCCTTCGCCCGCTACGGGGCCATCCGGAAGGACCATCGCCGCCAGCCGGTCGTCCCGGTCAACCCCCTGGTGGGGCTCGAGCGCCCCAAGGGCCGGAAGGCGCCCGAGAAGTATCTGCTCCCGGCGGAGCTCCGGGCCTACCTCGAGGTGGCACGACCGGCGCGGGTGTCGATCGTCCGGGATGTCCTGGTCGATACCGGGCTCCGGGTGTCTGAGCTCTGCGCGGCCAACGTGGGCGGGATCCGCCGGCTCGGCGCGGTGACCGCGCTCGCGGTGGTGGTCAAGGGCGGCCACTCCGACGAGGTCCCCCTGTCCCCAGCTGTCGCTGCGGGGCTCCGGGACTGGCTCGCCCGCCGGGAGAAGGGGCGGGGGGTGGAGCTCCTCCCCGAAGAGCCCCTCTTCATCGACCAGCATGGGCTGCGCTACAACCGGACGGGGATGGCCGCGATGCTGGCCCGGATCGGGTGGGCCGCGGGGATCCGGCGCTTCATCGTGACCCCCCACGTGGTGCGGCACACCCTCGAGCTCATCCGCCGCCGGGCCAAGATCGACCCCGCAGTGCGGAGCCGGCTGCTCACGCATACCTCTTACACTTCGCTGACTTCCTACCAGCACGTCATGCCGGAGGAGCTCGACCAGGCCCGCGCCGCCCAGATCTCCGAACTGCAACGGTATCTGGGGTTATGCCACGAAATTATGCCACCCGCTCCAGAGGGTGACCCGCAACCCCCTGATTCTCCAGCACAGTAGCATTCCAGGTCTTATGCAACGGCCGAGTGAGACGCCCATGATTCCGCCTACTTACGCACCAGAATGGATGCTACTTCACCCCGCGTTACAGGCCGTGGCAGTATCCACTCGTCAGGTGCGGAGGCATCGGGTCCATGCGGTCGGGGAGGGCGGCCCGAAGTGGACGCGGTGTCATCGGCTGGCCGCCGGCCTGCTGCTCACGGGCGACCCGGCCCTGGTCACTTGCCGGATGTGTCGGGCCCTGGCCCGCCTCTACCATGGTAGAGCGCGGCGGTCAGAGCTCGAGCCATAGCTGGCCGCCCGGCGGGATCCGGCGCTGCGGCATCGGCCGGCGCTCCCAGACCCCCAGAGGCGGAAGGTTGTGGATCCCCGGGTAGCGATCGGAGTCGAGCTCGCGGTGCTGGCGCGGGCGGAAGGTGACGAGGGTGGTGCGCCCGTCCCGCTCGACGAGCTCGAGGCGGTCAACCGGCCGGAACGTGCCCATGTCGGAGCCCGACCCGGCGCTCGATTCCGTTCCAGCCGTGGTGATAGGTGGTGACGAAGGTGATGCGGTGGGCTCTGGCGGCCCGCTCAACCGTCTCCCAGTGGACTCCGAGGAACTGAGAGGCGCGGGCGATCGTGTAGCCCTGAGCGGCCATGGCGCGGAGCTCGACGGCGTCGAGGGTCTCGGCGATGCGGCACTTTATGAGGCCGAACCTCACAGCAGGACCCCCTGGCGGAGCCGACGGATGGCGTCCTGGTGGGCCGGATCCATGGGCCCTATGCTACGGGCAATCTTGACACCGCGTCAACCTCACTGGCCCACCCGCCGGAGTTTCCAGTAGGCCGAGAGCGCGGCCTTCTGCTCCTCGACGGATCCGCAGGAGCAGGCGGTGAACCGGCAGGCCCCGTCATGGCCCTTGCTCGAGGCCAGCCGGTCCGCGGCGGCGAGCCTGCGATACAGTTCCGCCATCTCTCCCGCCCTCAGAGGGTCACGATTCAATTGCTCTGTGGCGCTGGCGAGGCGGGCCGTCAACTCCTTCACCGCGCCCTCGGTGTGGGCGACCATGTGCTCATGTACCGCTTCCGCCGTGGCGTGAAGTTGGCCTTTCCAGTCCAAGAACTCTGGTCCGGCTGAATCTAGCAACGCTATGATTGTTGCAATCTCATCCTCGTATTTGCGCGCCGCCTCCACCGCCGCGTCGCTCATCTTGGGCTCCTTTCTCTTCCAGCCTATAAGATCACCTTGGCTCATCACGCCTTCTCCCCCGGGGCGCGGAGGGCTGCTGCCGGAATCATGTAGTAGCCTTCGGGATCGTCCATGATGTAGCGTCCCGAGTGCTTGATCCGCTCCCGCTCCCCCTCGACCGCTCGCGCGATGTCTTGCTCGGCCTTGATCGCGGCATGCGCGAGTTGACCGCCGAACGTTTCAGCGGCATCCCCGAGAGCCTCCTCGACCGCCCGCGCTTTCATCTCGGCGATGTTCTCTTCGGGCGATAGTCCAGGATGGAAGCCAATTGCGACGAACCGCTTGACCGATTCCTCGTCCTTCTCAGCAACCGCCCGCGCGATGGCGGCGTCAATCACGGTAGTCAAAATCGGGATCAGCACCTCAGACTTGTACCACTCAGCATCCGGTGGCGGGCATTGCCTGAAGAACTCCTCAGCCGCCCGCCGGCTGGCCTCCGTCTTCACTGGCGCCCGGTCTTCGCGTCTCGCTCTTCCTGCTCGCGGTGCAGGCGCTCGCCGTCGGCCAGGTGGCGGCACTTCTGGTTGTGAAACCACCCCTTGCACTCCTGGTCACAGCTGACCGCCTTGCCGTCGTCCCCGATGGTCACGGCGTAGTGGCGGTCGCCCTTGCTCGAGAGAACTTGAACGGTGCGGGCCATGGTGTGCTCCCTCCTTGTCGGCTATCCTATCCTTCGGTTGACGCTCTGTCAACCGTCCTTGGTCTCCCCCCAGGCAGGCCCTTGGCCCGCTCCCAGGCGAACCCCGGGTGATAGATCCGGTAACGCTGAACCACGCCCGCGGCCCCCCCCTTCCAGCCGGCTCTCCGGACTGCCTCTCCGTAGGAGGAGGCGGTCAACAAGGCCTCGCTCAGTTGCCGGCACTGGTCCGAGCAGCGGTGCAGCGTGGCCACCATGATCGTCACGTCCGGGTGGTGGATCCTCAGCCGCCGACGCAAGTTCTCAGCTTGAATCCCCAGATCCCGGCTGGCCGCTCCGATGTCCACAGGGGCGGGGCGTGAGAGCAGCGAGCGGCACGTAGCATCGCATCGGTGGGGACGGGGGGGCCACCATGCTCTCTTGGCCAGCGCGGAGATGGCCTGGTGTGAGACGCGGAGCCTGGTGGCGATCTCATCCATGGTGGCCCCGGTCTTGTGCATCTCGAGTGCCACCGCTGTCTGCTCGGCCCCAAGGCGGCGGCCCAGGCGCCAGGGCTTACTGGGCGGCGGCGGGGCGATCCCGAACCGCTTGGCCAACCCGAGGAAGCTGGTGATGGAGATACCGAGACGGTCGGCAAGCTCTTGACGTGACGCCCTAGGGTCGGCGGCCACAACGTCCGCGATGACCCGTCTCTTGGTCTCCTGCACCGCATCACGAAGGGTTCCGGCCGCGATCACTTCGCCCCCATCGCCTTGGCCCAGCGGAGCAGGTTCCGGATGATCGGCCGGGCCTGCTCGGCCTCGTCCACGAGGGACTGGATGGCCTTGCGGTTCAGGACCGCGTGCGGGTGCATGCGGTCCGGTGCCTGGTAGACCTCGACCATGTTGAATCGCTCGATCGGGTCCTCCTGGTCCACCTCCACCATGTTGAGGCCGAGCTCGGCGGCCTCCTCGAGGGCCATCGCCTTGAAGCGGGCCTTCTGGATCCGGCAAGCCATCAGCGGGCCTCCTCCACCAGCTGGATCATGGCCTCAGCCGGGACGCTCAGCCAGAAGGACCCACCATCATCCTTGTCCTGGAACTCGAGGACCTTGTCGCCGGGTCGCTCCCCCTTGGAGACCCGCGGCCGGGTCGTCGGCTTGAACTCGTACTCGTCGCCGTGGGCCGTCGTGACCAGGAGGTTGTAGCTCACGGCTGGGCTCCTTGGGGCGGTCGCCCCGGTGCAGAACCCGAAGTCGGGAAGCGCCCCTCCTTGAGCAGCTGCCGGTAGTAGGCGGCGTCCGTCGGGTCGAGGAGCGGGGTTCTGCCCGGGTGGAGTGAGTACGGCTGGGCCTTTACGTCAGGAGTCTGCCCCTCTCTGTTATACGCGGGGCTCTGGAGGGCGTCGCTCATGGGCAAGCGGGGCCTGGGGATCGGGATGGTGTCCCCGCTCTGGAGGGCGTTGAGGTAGGCGAGGATGCAGCCCTCGAGCTCACTGTAGGGCATGACACCCGGCCTGGTGGGGGCACAGGAGGTGCGGAGCGCCAGGGTATAGAGGACTCCATCAGCCTGAGTCGCGGGGACCGCGGTGATGGAGGCGGTGGCATGGGCGGTTCCGGCTGGGGCGTGGACCATGGCCGGAGGAGCCGGCTTCCGGTCCATGTTGTAGCCGGCGATCATGCCGCCGACGAAGACGAGGGTGAGGCCGATCCAGCGGAGGGCGACGATCATGAGGTCTCCTTACCTGGGGCGATCGGGCCCCGGCTTGTAGTTGCGGGTCATGCTGTCCTTGCAGTGGACCGGGTACGCGACCTTGGGATCGACGGCGTGGAGGAAGAGCTTGCCCTGGGTGGTGAGCAGGATCCGGCGGTCGCAGCCGGTGCAGTAGCCGGTCCCCCGGGGCTGGCGCTTGGTCATGCCGGGTTCAGGATCCGGTGGGCGTTCACCGCCTTGATCCGGTGGGTCACGATCAGGTGGGCGAGCATCTGGGCCTCGGTGTGGGTCCGGTAGCCGCACTCGGTCGTGAAGGGCGGGGTCGTCGGGCCCGGCCAGGTCCAGCGGTTGCCCCCCTCGGCGCTGATCCCCGGCGTCAGGCTGAAGGGGGCGACCTTGAGCTCGCAGGCAAAGGCGTAGATCGCCGGGAGCTTGGGCTTGTTCGGCCCGCGGCTCCGGAATCCCTGTGTCACCGCCGCCCCGCCTGGGCCTTGGCCCCGAGACACTCGGCCACGTCGATCAGTTTCCCGGCCGGGTCGTCGGGCCGAAGTTCGTCACAGCCTACCGCCTTCGCGGCCGCGTTGATCTTGTCGAGGCTTCGGATGACGGCGCCGGGGGGCAGGTTGTTGCGGCCGGGCGCGGCCTTCTCCGGGCTGGGCGTAGGCGGGGCCAGCACGGGCGTCGAGGCCTGGACCGGGACACCCTGATCGTTGACCTTCACGGCCTTGTCCTGGCTGGCGAGGTATCCGATCGCGCCGGCACCGACGACCATGATGAGAAGCGGGATTCCGATACCTCGGCTCATTGCACTCTCCGTACTGTGCCGGTCCAGAGCTCGTCGAGCTTCTCGGCCGGGACGCCAAGCGTCTGGGCTAGATCCTTGAACGTCGCCTCTTCCCCGTGCCGGGCGAGGTCGAGCAGGGTCTCGATGTGGGTCTTCTCCACCAGGTTCTCCAGGTAGGGGGTCTCGAAGGCCGGGTCCGGGAGCCTGGCCGAGCCATCCGGGAACACCTGGAGCGGGGTCGAGATCCCTTCCTGGGCCCGCCAGTTCGCGGCCAGCCGGGCGAGCTTGCGGATGGCCATGGCCGCCTGGCGGTGGCCCGGGAGGTACTCGTAGGTCTGGCCCAGGTCCCGTCCCTGGGTGAGCAGACTGGCGATCACGAGGAGGTGGTCCTTCTCGGCCACCAGCGGCCCGCGGTGGGCGGATGCTTCGTCCCAGAGCTTCCACCCGCCCGGGCTCTCGAGCGCGGCCTTCAGACCGGACAGGACGAAGACCGCCCACTCCGACCGGCTGAAGATCAGGATGTCCTCCGAGGTGTGGTTCGGGATCCGGTCGGTCTCTCGGACTTGGTTGAGAATCCTGGGCCGGACCATGCGGACGTAGATTTGCCCCGGGGCAAGATTGAAGGTCATCACGGTGACCATGCGCGGGGGCGGCAGGGTCCACCAGTCGGCCAGG